GGGCTTTTCTTGTGGCCTCGATAGTGTTTTTGTTTATTGTTATTCCTGCAATTTTTGTTCCAAACAGAGCCACGTTACTCGGAATGATTATCGCAAAAAACATAACGCACGATAACGTTGAAAAGATCATTGATTCTGGACACTCGGTCAAGGAGGAAATCAAGAAAGACGTTATCGAAATCATCGAGGCCATCCAGAAAGAATTAGATGACGATGGAGGCGACCGATGAGCAATGATAAAGACGTGACAAGCGAAGTGCAGTTTGGGCTTAATTATGATGAAAATTTGCTCCTTATTAAATGTATCTGCGGAAGTACTTTTGACCATGGGGAATTTGTGCTAACTATGAGTAGGAAGTCTGCTTCTCAGTGCCCAAATTGTGGGAGAAAACTATATTACACTCTAGAGGTTAACGTATTTGAAAAGAGAAGGAGGAGGAGATGAGTATTAAATTGGCGGTAAGGATTACTGATGTCTGTATGCTTGCAAATACGAAATCTTCTGACCCGGAAGTACATACCTACATTGTTGAGGTGGAAAGCCCGGAGCTGGAGGAGCTTCTTGCGCCGTTTCTACAGACATGGCAATCAGGCTGGAGAACCTACTCCATTAGTTTGGTGCGTGAATTCAGAAAGGGCGAAAAACCTAAATTCCCACGACCTAGACCTATTGATGACGGGGAGTTAACGAAAAAATCAGGGAGTTAGAGGTAAGGGGGTGTTCGATGAGTGAAAAGTCTTTTATACAGCCGATTAAGAGATGGATTGCCATCCTGCGGTGGCTTTACAATGGGGCGGAAATGATAATCTATCCGGGCTTCCATTGCGGTCGTTGTGGAAAATACTGGAAATTGCCCATCGCTGTTCCTTCTTTCGATTCACTTGGAGAATGGGAGGATACGTGGAGAGTGTGTCCGGATGAGAGGAGCTGTTATGAAAGAATGGAAAAAAAGGAAGATATCTAAAAGAATAGCTATTGAGAAGAAGGAAAAATAATAATGTCTATTGACATTTGTGCATTTTTTATTATATTATTTAATATAGGAATCCTAATCGAGCGTCGATTGCCAATGGGAGAATCAAATGAGGCTCTTTAATCACACGAAGATAGAGGACAAAGCCTTGTTGGCGGTCCTCCACAGAGCGGCCAAAGCGGTCGGTTTTGTGAGGACTGGTAAGGTTGTCATCAGAGCCACGCCTTCAATAGATGATCACATAAAGGGTGCGGTGATCGACGCGCCCTCCGGGTTCTATGGTGGGTTTCTTAGACCGAAAAAAGCCGAATATAATCATAATCAGCACGATTTAAGAGAGGATATGGAGCCGATCGTATCGGATGGTGGATTCATGTTTTTGGCAATACCTGTGAATGGAGATCGGAACCCGCTCGATCTTGCTGAAGAGATTTATCGTGTCGCCGCGCACGAATGGCGCCATATAAGAGACAAGCAGATGGGGAGACGTTTTGGAAATTATAGAAGAAGATGGGAAGATAGGCCGCATGAAAAGAGGGCGATGAGATCAGAGCAAAAAGCGCTGAAATTAAAAGAAAGAAAACCGGAGATTCAGGAAGCTATAATCAAATTGGGAATAGCTATCGAGAGAATAAGAGACAATAAAAACCCTTAAAGGAGGAAGAATGGAATTAACAAACGAAAACGTGAATAACGTTTTTATGGATTGTCTCTTCGAGGAGAACACGCCCGAGAATTTGGAACGTGCCGTCAAGGTCGGTGGGATTATGTCCACATTTGGATTTGATCCGGATAAGATCGAGAAATACGCGGAGGACATCGGTTTGATGCTCAAACAGCTTCCGGATCAATTCCAGGAGAAGAGGGGTGGGGGATGGTCATTCCTCAACTCATGTAATCGATCGGACGGAACACAATGGACCGGCTTGCATCGGACGATGGAACAGCTCATGGTGATCGGCATTGCCGCCGGATGGGCAGAGATACAAGCGCCCAGAGAGATGTGGCCCATGCTTCCGGGTGGAATGCCGTATTTCGTAGTTTATGAGGAAAGAAAGACGGGAGGCGGAGAATGACAAAAAATCCGACGAAAAGAAAATCTTCTTCTAAGGGAAAAGATGCTATCTCCATTCTCATTAAGGCGCGATTCCGCTGTAAAATTTCCGATGAAACGCTGCTGAAATTGAGACGAGATATCGTCACGGCAATTATTAACAAGATCAAGACTGCGGAGCTTCTGGGAGATGCGCTTTTCATTTCGGTCGCGATGGATAATGAGGGAAAAAATAATAAGATGAAGGAGTAAAACGATGTCTAGTGAATCCATTCTTGTAGGAATTTCGGGTCTTTTTATTGGATTGATTGCCGGGATCATCGTTGTCTCTTTGGGATCGGTTTCGAAACTTTCAGACATGAGGACGTTTATAAATCATCTCATAGAGGAGAAAGCATCTCTTGAGAAAAAAATCACGGAACTGCGGATAAAGCTGAGAAATCTCGAATCTAGGAGCGATTGAATGGAGATAAAAGCCAAAGATATTGTAGTCAAGGTTGAGATTAACAATGAGGATTTTTTCCACATCGATCATATCATTCGCAATCGAATTGGTATTTCGATAGAGGAAGTATTATCCGCGGCCATCATGAGAGAAATCGATAAAATAAAAGATTTCGTGCTCATTTCTGAGAAGACGGAAGAGAGCGTCCAACGCCCTTCTTCGGATTGAAAAGAGATGATATAAAGGGGCAGATGTGTGAAATCTCAAACGGCACTACGGGGAGCACTCTAGGATTTAAACGACGGGCGAGTGTTCCGCCTCTTTTCTCATGGAGGCATGACAGAAATTTTTGGACACGAGAGGTGCCGGTAATCCACATCTGCCCTTACTTTTTTTTCATTGCTTTCATATCAGATGGAATGAAATTCAGATAGGAGAAATATAATGAAATCTAATCGTGATGTTTCCGCAGAAAATCTCTTTTATGAAGTCAACCCGGTTTGTAGAATGGAAGAGCTCATTCTATCCGATGTTGTCGCGGTGGAGTGCAGAGAATTCATCGAAGAGCAGCATAAATTGGGCCTTCTTCGGGCTAAAAATCTCGAACCGAGACATAGAATTCTTCTCGTTGGTCCGCCGGGAAATGGAAAATCCCTTTTGGCAGAGGCCATCGCGTCAGAGCTGGCCGTTGAGCTTCTTATCATCAGATATGAATCTATAATGACAGATTCTTTTGGAGCGCCATCCTCCAGGCTATCGCGTCTGTTCGATCAAGTCAAAACGCGCCGCTGCGTGCTATTTTTTGATGAATTTGATATCATCGCAAGAGAAAGGGATATTCACGAAAGAAGCATCGTAGGCGCCTTGGTGTTCCAAATCGACGATCTTCCAAGCCATGTGGTGATCATTGCCGCGACGAATCATCCGGAGCTTCTGGATCGAGGAGTAGATCGTCGATTTCAAGTGAAATTAAATCTCTCGACCCCAAATCAAAAACAAATAGAGGATTATCTTCGTCGTTTTGAAGATAGAACCGGCGAGAAGTTCGTCGTCTCTGTAGCCGCCCTAGCGAAACAATTAGAAGGAGCGAGTTTTTCGGAGATTGAGCAATTTTGCCTAGACATCCGCCGTCGCTCTATTATGTCGCCCGATTGGGACAAGCCGCGGATAATCAAGAAACGATTAAAGCGGTGGATGGAGCGGTTCGGTCATGGGGCCGATAGCGGCGCAGGGGGTACGGATTTATTTAAGATGATAAAGCTATGATAAAGGAGAATGAGAGACGGGCGCGGCGAAGAGGTTTGAATGTATAGGCTGTGGCAAAAAGTTCAGCATAGATTTGGAGCCTGATTATGATGCGCGCGATGTCAAGGAAGTTTACTCTGAGGAAGACGAGAGGGGAGGCAAATCGTTCCTTGATGATAAACTGAAGAATGGATGCCCATTCTGCGGCGCGTTGGAAGTGGAATTAGATAAAGAAGGAGGAAGAGATGGCAGACGATTTGGAAACGATTAAGGACGCTTTTGCCAAAAGGATGTTTGGGATGACAGCTTCTGAGGCAAGGGCGCGAAGAGTTTGCATTTCATGCAAGAAGTCGATTGACGAGAGAATCATGAGACCGATCGATGTGGCCGAATATCGCATCTCAGCTCTTTGTCCTTCATGTTTCGAGGAAATAACATGTATGAGGTAAGAAAACGCGCGGTGATCCATTCGAAATTGACGCCGATGCGCGCTCTTATCCCTTCTCTCCTTTCAATGGGGGGGCGTGGTAATGTGTTACCATTACTGGATGGGAGAACAACCAACACGATCGATTACAGAGGGAGTGTTTTTTGAAACACCAATATCTTCCTTCTCGAATCGGAATAATTTTGAAATATTAAGGAGGAATTATGGAATCGGATAATCTTAAAAGATATGGAGAAAGGATTTCGATTGAGAAATGCTATGATTGCGGAGAAATCATAAAAATAAAATTAAATATGGATTTGAAAGGGGTTCATATGATAAAATGTCCTTATTGTTCATATGAGCATTGCAGAATCGTTGAGAATGGAGAAATTATCAGCACTCACCACGATCCACGCAAAAACAAAGAGAAGGGATTCGATTTATCTCAATTTCAAAGGCAACCGATCCATCATGCCTTCACAACCAAAGATTGGAGAAAGATAGATGAGTAGAAAAATTCTAGAGATTGAAAAAGAAGCCATTCGAAAGGGATTCATTCGGGAATTTAAGAACCGGACTCACGTTGGGGCGTTTGAAATATTCATCGTTTTGGCCGCCTTTTCGAAGGATAATAAGAATGTCCAAATACGAATCCAGGAAATCCAAAGAGCGACAGGATATTCGACCTATAAGATCATTCGATGCCTCAAGTCGCTGGAAGCCGCGGGATTCATTGAGAGACGGAATCCAAACGTTCGAAAGAAGGCCAGCATCTATACGTTCACAGCCCTTTTAAGAACAGATGATAAGATTAGGAAGGATGATTAATTTATGAATTTTGGAAGATAAATGAATTTTGAAATTAATAATTTAAAAGGAATTCAAGGGAAATTATTATATTTCATTTATGAATTTCAAAAAATAAAAAATTTGATAAATTCAAATTGCTTTCCTCACGTACGAAACGTACACACGCGTACGCGCGCGCGTTGGAATCGTACGATCCATGTGAGGGGCTTATCGCTATCCTTCTATGAGGTGTTATCCTCACGACTCGTAGTGATAGAAACGATAGGATACTCTTATAAATATGTTGTTCTTATCCCATTCCGTAGGAATTATCTTCTAGCGAAGATAATTCACTACGGAATGGTGCCGGCTTTGCCGGCACTCAAAACTCTTTCTGGAGGGTTCTTTTGAAAATTGGAAGTCGATTATTTGAGAAAGCAAATCCGGAAGCCGAACAAAAATATCTTTTAAATCAGCTGTTGAATGAATCAACCTATCAATTCGTTATCTCGATGTATGAGAGCTTCGTTTGGCGATATTCGAAAAAGAAAGTCTATTTTGTCAATCCAAGTATGAAAAAATCTACAAGAGAGAAAAAGATCGAGATGGTAAAGAAATTCATCATGATAACCGTCGCTCTTGGCGTTCCTTTCGATATTTTCATGAAGGCCCAATTTGAGATTCTCGTCCCTTATTTCAGAAAATCAAATTATGGAATTTCTTATCCGACGTTCTCGAATCTTATCTCCGATAAAGCGATTGAGCGGTTTGAGAAATATGATTCTTCAATTCAAAGGAGATATCAAGGATTTTCAAGGACGGTGGAATTTTTTAAATCTCCACATCTGGATATCGAATCCTCCATCATGGACTCGGCAAGAAGATTCTACGAGAGATTGAAGAAATTTCCAGAGATTAATGAATCTCTGGCCGTTAAAGAGCTGGAAATCTTGGCTAGGGCCGCCGTCGTTTCAAATGTCTATGTCTTTTCCTCTCCTCTCATCGAGAAAAGCGGCTCTGAATATCTTCGGAATTTAAAGGAGGAAACTTCAAAACGATTATCCTCTTATCAAAAGGAATTTGTGAAACGTATCAGAAAAGATTTTGGTGCGATTTTTATTGACAAGAAAATATCAAATTATGTCTGATAAGACGTTTGGCTTCTCTGAAGAAATTCAAAGAAAATTAGTCTCGATGCTTCTTTTCAATGAGGAGGCGTTCGTCGATAATCTTGAAATCATAAAGCCGGAGTTTTTCGATAATCCAGCGCTCTCTGATATGGTGAGAATCATTTCGAATTTCTTTCGCAAATATAATCGCGTTCCGACTTCTGATGAATTTTTGGAAGAATTGGATTCTTTTATCAAAGAGGATAAGAGGAAATCTGAAGAATATCTGGAGATCGCGACGAATATTTTGGAGATCGGCGTCCTGGATGATTCCGGATTTGATTATGTTCGTGACAAGGCGCGCGAATTTGCCCGATATCAGGCAGTCAAACGCGCGATTCTTGAATCGGGCAAAGTCCATATGAAAAAGAAAAATTATGAGGCGATTTTGACGGAGGTTCAAGACGCGCTCCTCGTCGGCGAGGGGACGCAGGATTTAGGATTGTTATATTATGAGGATTTAGAAGATAGATTGAAGAGAAGGAGGGAAGGTCGTCATGATCGACGGGATATCGCGATAGGAACGGGAATAAAGAGCTTGGATTATAAATTAAGGGGAGGAATTCTTCGCCGAGAAATGGGAATAATAATGGGTCCGTCTAAGAGGGGAAAATCAATGACGGCCGTTAATTTTGCCGCAGGAGCCTCTTTTCAAGGTCATAACGTGTTGCATCTTTTCTTTGAGGGAGGTTCGGAAGATATTATCTCAGATATGTATGACTCATGCATTTCCGATATCCCATATAGTGAATTAAAAGATCGAGAGGATGAGGTTCGAAAAGCTGTTGTTGAATATCATGGATCACCCGTGAATGGAAGAATCGTTCTGAAATTTTTTCCATCAAATTCCTGCTCTGTTCTCACGATCGAATCCTATCTTAGGAAATTGAAAACAATTGAGAAATTTGTTCCGGATGTTCTTATTCTCGATTATCTTGGGTTGATGATTCCAGCTGATTATTCTTTCATCAATAAGGGTGATCGATATTCTGCCTTCAGTCAGATTGTCAAAGAAATCATGCGATTATCTCAGCGTCATGATTTCGCGACCTGGCTGCTTCACCAATCAACGCGATCTTCGTTTAAGAAAGATATTATTCGAATGGATGATTCGGCGGATTCGATGGAGCCGATGCGTCATGCGGATATTATCCTCACGTTGAATCAAAGCCAAGAGGATGAGGAGGCCGAGCCGCAGAAATTCAGAATTCATGCCGCCGGCGGTCGTCATATTTTAAGCAATTGGCAAATCACGCTAGGAATCAATAAAGATCGATGCAAAATATTTGAGTTGGAGAAAGAGGCATAATGTTAGGAAAATCGATTCAGGAGAAGGTGTTTAGTTATATACCTGATTGGAATGAAGACAAGATGAAATTAAGGGGATTATTTAGAGAAAAGACGCCGATTGAGCGTCATGTGATTCAATGTCCAACGACAAAGGAATATCATGAAGTATTCGTCAAACGAGAAGATTTATTTGGAATTCCTCCTGCTCCTCCATTAGCGAAATTAAGAGGAGCGCGGGCTATTCTCTTGAATCTTTATTTGAGTGGGATCGAGACGGTTGGATGTTGGGATACAAGGGTTTCCAGATTAGGGCACGGCATTGCCGCGATAGCGCAGAGATTAGGAATGAGATGTATTTGCGCTTATCCGAAATTAAAAAACCAAAAGGAACACCCGGAAGCGATGATTGAGGCGGAGAAATTGGGCGCGGAGATTTATCCAACCAAGGCAGGAAGAATAAATATAACGATGGCCGAAGCGCGGAGATACATTCAATCTCAGGGAGGATATTTCCTTCCTTTCGGTCTTCAATGCGATGAGGCCGTCTTAGGAGTCCAAGAAGAGGCCAAAAGAACGTATCATGAGGAGGAAATAGTCCGAAAATGCCGCTCTCTTCTTCTCTCTACGGGATCGGGAGTCACGCTTGCGGGCATTATTCGAGGATTTGAATCTCTTCCTGAGAGCATAATTTCTATTTCTGCAGGAAAATCAATTAAATCTATTCTTAGGTATCTTAGAAAATATCTTATTCGCATTCCTGATGAATTGATCCTTAGAAGCCCTCTTTGCAAATATGATATCAAAGAGGAAAGATCGGCGCCTTTTCCATGCCATCCGAATTATGATAGAAAAGTTTGGCATTGGATGATTGAGAACATTGAAAATCTGCCAAAACCGATTCTATTTTGGAATATTGGAGGATAAATGAAGCTGAGAAATGATGCTAAATCTTTAGAAGAATATCATAAATATTTGATTGAAATCGAAAGGGAGTCGGCCTTTCAGCATTTTCGAAAAGCGGGATTTCCTTATTACAATATGCGTGATTATGAAAGAATTCAAGTTTTTCGTAGACTCATTCAAACGGATTTGAAATTATCTAAGCCGGAGGAGACCGTTTTTGGAAAGAAAAGGCATCTTGAGATTTCTGCGCTAGGGGTTGATTTATCAACGGATTTTAATCCTCATATTTTTTCTTCTCACGCGATAGGAATGAAATCAGCTTTGGAAAATTATAATGATGATGATTGTCTCCGGTATGTTATTAAGCTATGTACAGAGAAAGCAGGAGGATATAATTTATCTGACCAAAACGTTCGATCCATACTCAAATTGGTCAAAGGAACACAAATTTGTTCGAATTTTCGCCCCCTTGTTGCTAAGGCCATATATAAGGTATTCAATCGTGGTCCGATTATCTTTGATCCTTCTGCAGGATATGGGGGCCGGCTATTGGGATTTATGGCGGCTTTTCCGATAGGAGATCATATCTATATTGGCGTTGATCCAGACGAAAGAACTTGCAAGGGAAATGAAGAGATGATTAAATTTTTTGGATTTGAGGACAGAGCTGTTATGATTAATTCTCCGATGGAGGAGGTTGATATCGATGATATTGGAGGTAAAGAGTCGATTGATTTTGCTTTTACCTCTCCTCCATATTTCAAGAAAGAGATATATTCTCACGGCAATGAGCAGAGCTGCAATCGATATCCTGAGTATAGGAATTGGAAAAAATATTTTTGGGAGGTAACCATCGGTGCCTGCTATGATTTATTGAAGCCGAAAAGATATTGTGGAATAAATATCAAGAATGTTATCATTAATGGAAAAACATATAATTTAGTTGATGATACGAAGAAAATTGCCGAGAAAGCCGGATTCAAATTCATTGAAGAAATTTGGATGCAATATCCTCATCGATTTGGAAAGGGGGAGGAAAAGAAGCCGAGAGGTGAGCCAATTCTAATATTTTTAAAGGAGTAGCGATGGAGTTTACTAATTTTTCTAGGATTATGAAGATATTTGACAGGTTTTTTTCTTTGTTCAATTTTGCTGGATCGGAGGAAAAATTATTTTTTAAGGATCAAATTTTTTGGTCTTTGGCTAGGAATGGCGGCCTATGTTTTTTTGAGGAAGGAGAATTATCGGACGTCTCTTTTGCAATTCCTAGACAATATGTTGATAAATTCGCAAATATTAAGAGCGATAAATTTTTCTTTGAGAAGAAAGGGAAACAATATAAAATTAAGACCGGCGCGGTTTCGACCCTTCTGGTTTCAGAAGCCGCGGGGCTGGATTTTGATTCGAAAAATTTCATTCCTTCTGGAGAAAAAATGATTCCTTTTTCTGATAAGATGATGGATGCCATTTCTGGATTAAAATTTGTTCTCAAATTTGGAGAAGAATTTGTCGATGTTGGGGGGATTTATTTTTCCGAAAAATACGCCTATGCGACCGACAGGGTTCGAGTCATGAGAATTCGAAACGATTGTCAGGAAGTTGCGGGAAAAGTTTTGCCTGCAAATTTGATAAATTTCCTGACATTTTTCGATTATAAACCTAAATATTTGGCTTTTGAGAAGAATTCTATTTATCTTTTTTATTCTTCTCCAGATAAAGCCGAGGATGAGAAAAATAACTCGATTGAATTTATTGTCTTTTCTTCCGAATCTGCGCATCGCTTTCATGAAATTGAGGAAGCCTTTAATAATCTTATTCCGGAGGAAAAATCTCTTTCCGTCTATTTAAAAGAAAATAATGAATCCATCCTCCAGGAATTGGATAATTTTATATCTCTTGCTGGGGCGGATAAGGCCCTTTATGGATATTCAACCGTAACTTTGAAGAAGAATTTCTCTTCTATGAATATCAGCAAGAAGCTAATGTCTGGAGAAATAACGGCCGATCTTCCTATTAATAAATCTGTGGGTGATATCTCTTTCAAAATAAATGAACGATTTTTATATGACGGATTCGCGAGGTTTTCTGGATTCATTGTCTCGGATAAATGCACCTTTTTTACGGATAAAGAAAAAGATTATTTAATAATGTTGATGCAATGAAAGATATATTCGGAGATGAATTGAGGGGGGCCTATTGCCGCGGCTGCCCTCTGAATTCTTCGCGGCCGATGGTCAAATCTTCGGGAAATATCAAAACGGCCAAAGTCGTGCTCGTAGGTGAGGCTCCTGGGGAGAATGAGGAAAAGCAAGGAAAGCCGTTCGTTGGGAGGGCCGGCTCCTTTCTGCGGAGTTGTCTGGAAGAGGTTGGGATATCTGAGGATGATGTTTATTTCTGCAACGTTTGCCGATGCCGGCCTCCTGGAAACCGCACGCCGGTAGCTAAGGAAATTAGTCGCTGTTTGAGATATCTTCGGAATGAATTAGATGGATTTCAAGGATTGATTGTTCTTCTTGGTTCGACGGCGCTCTCGGCATTTCTTGGTCGCTCCGCGCTCTATAATTCGAGAGGATATGGATTTTATAAGAACGGAAAGCGTTTTTTTGTCACTTATCATCCTTCTGCCGTCCTTCGATTTTCGAAATACGAAGATTTTTTTAAGAAAGATTTGAAAAAAGTCAAAATTTATCTTGATCCAAAAAAGAAAATTAAATATAATATCATCAATGATGTTGAATCGTTTGAAAAATTTCTTTCTTTTGTCGAAGACGGCATCCTTCAATCTAGTGGAAAATTTCGACTTGCTTTTGATTTGGAGACATCGGGGTTAGACCCGTTTAAATCCAATTCAAAGATATTATCGATGGCTTTTTCCGATGGAAGTGAGAGCTGGGTTATTCCTCTTGAACATGAAGAAAATCATCTTTTGGAAAAATTGGATGGAATTGATTCTTATAAGGAATTTATGGAATTGATTGAGCCGATTTTTCATAATGAATCGATTCGATTAATAGGGCAGAATGGTAAATTTGATATCATCTATTTAAAGAGGAGATTTGGGATCGAAGTCAGAAATTATTGGTTTGATACGATGATCGCGCATTTTCTCATTAATGGGAAAGGATATCCGCATAAATTGAAAAGCATGGCATGGAAATATACTGATTTCGGAGGATATGAAATTGATGTGGAAAATGCCGCGGAAATTTCTCTTGATAAATTATCGGAATATAATGCTATGGATGCCTTTGTGACATATCGATTAATGGAGATATTTATCAAGGAGCTGTCTTCGGCTCAATATGATTTAATGACTGAGGTTTTATCTCCTTCAATTATGGCCGTTTCGGAAATCGAACATCATGGGATATTTCTAGATTCTGATTTATTGAATTCTCTTATTATCAAACATGTCGAATCTCTGACAGAAATTGAAGAGAAACTTCATAATTATCCGGAAATAAAAGAAATTGAGAAGAAAAGAAAAAAATTAATAAATTTTAATTCTAGCAAGCAACTTGGTCAAATCCTGGATTCTTTAAAAATTAAGCCTTCAAAAAGAACGAAAAAAACTCAAGCAATATCGACTGATGAGGAGGCGTTGGAAGAAATAAAGGATCAGCATCCTTTCATTCCTGATTTATTGAAATATCGTGAAGAGAGCAAAATTATTAATACCTATCTCGAACCATATGTTGGATTATCTAGAGACGGCTTTATTCATGGGGATTATGGATTCGTCCGAACCGTGACGGGGCGCCTGGCTTGTCATCAGCCAAATATGCAGAATATTCCCTATAAGATAAGGCCGGTTTTTACCGCCTCCAAGGATTGGCTTGTTGAGGTTGATTATTCTCAATTAGAATTGCGTGTTTTGGCAATGTATTCAAAAGATGAATCTTTGGTCGATTGTTTTAAAAAAGGAGAAGATATTCATGAACAAACAAGGGCTTCGATTGCCCATCTTCTCCGTGGAAAGGACAAAACACGACAGCGAGTAATTGCTAAGGGTGTTAATTTCGGGATTGTTTATGGAATTTCGGATTTCGGCCTTGCTCGAGAGATCGGAATTTCACAGAAGGCGGCGAAGCAGGCCATTGATTCATTTTATTTAAAGAGACCTGGGGCTAAGAGATGGATTGAGGAGACGAAGAAATTTGCGGCTAAAAATGGATACCTTGAGACATTTTTTGGTCGAAAAAGATATTTTTCTTTTTCTCATGTATCAGAGGAGAGAGAAAAGAAAATTCTTCGGGAGGCCATAAATTTTCCAATCCAGAGTGCGGCCTCTGATTTGGTTTTATTTGCGACGGGCAGGGTATGGAAAAAAATGAGAGAAATGGAAATGTCTTCCAGAATGGTCGCCCACGTCCATGATATGATTCTTTTCGATTGTGTCGATTCTGAATTGGAGATTCTTATCAAGGTGCTTCTGGAAGAAATGGAGAATTTGGAATATCCCTGGATAAACGTTCCTCTTATCATCGATATTAAAATCGGAAAATCCTGGGGTAAATTGGAAGAGATATCTCAAGATGACTTAAATTTATGGAGAAGAGAGAATGAAAAAAGAGCCAATTGAATTGAACATTAATCTTGAAGGAAAGGAATATTCTTTGAATTATATGGAAGAATTGAAATGTTCGGAAGATACTATCAATGAAGATTTAAAAGATCAGCCCGCCTTATTCGCGTGGTACGCGGTTTTGCAGGAGTTGGCCGAGGCCGCTTATCAGGAAGCAAAGGCCGCTCTTGATATGATCGTCGCAAATCTTGATGCCGAGATTAGGCAGGAGTTATTAAAGAAGGGAAAATTTACCGAAACGATGGTCAGAAATGCTATTATTCTTCACAAAGATTACCAAGAAGCAAATAAACATGTTATCGAAATAAAGAAAACATTGGGATTGATTAAAGGGATTAAAGAGGCTTTTTATCATCGGAAGGATATGCTCGTGAGCTTGGCATCGAATATGCGGGTGGCAGCAGACCCGGAATTATTTGTCAAGAAACAACTGTATTCGCAAAAAGTGTAAATTTAAAAGGAGGTTTTATCATGTCAGATTTATTTAGTCAGCCTGATTATGAGAAGGATGATCGGGCCGTTAGAGATGAGCAAAGAAGGAGCAAGGCGTCTGCGTGGAAGGATATCTTTTGGACCCCAAAAGAAGGAGATGAGAATCTTATTCGCATCCTTCCGGCAAGAGCCGGCAGCGGGGCGACTTATCATCTTACGGCTGGAAAGCATTTCATCAAACATGGGCCGGAAGATTGGGAGCTTCTTGTTTGCATGAAGGAGACCTATGGGAAGAGATGCTTGTGTTGTGAGAAATTTTTCGAACTCTGGAAGGCGGGCGAGAAAAAGGCCGCCTCAAGGTATCGAGTTAGAAGAGTTGGGGTTTTCAATATTATCGATAGGTCTGTGGAAAATCCGTCCGTGAAGCTCTATGAGGCGCCACGAACGGCTGTTTGGGCAGAGATTGTTGGTCTTGTTGCTGGAAGAGGCAGAATGTCGGATATCTTTGATGAATTCGATGAGGAAGGGAATATTGTGAAACCAGGAAGGGATATTCTTATCATCTATAAACCAAAAGCCGAACCATCCGCGATGTATTCTGTTTATCCGACTGATCCGACTCCTCTTGGAACTAAGGAGGAAATTGAGAAATGGCATTCGCAGATAATTGATCTGCTTCCAGAAGAAATTTATCCTCCCATTGAGGAAGACGTGGCCAGAATCAAGCTCTTTGGGACAAAGGCGGAAAGAGAAGAATTGAGGACTAAGACAATCTCTAAAAATTCGGGAGAAAGAAAAGAAACAGAAGCGGAAAAAGATAAGGAAGAAGAAAAAGAAGCGAAAGCGGAAGGAGAAAAGGAAAAAGAATCTGAAGATGAGGTTCCCTTTGATATTCCTCCAGAAAAAGAAAAAGAGGGCGGCACGAAAGAAGAAGAGGAAGAATCTATTGAGGTGCTTCGGGCAAAATTAAAAGCAAAAGAAGAGGAAGAGGCTAGATTAAAGGCTGCGTTGGCTGAGAAAGAGAAAGAAGAGAAGAAAAAAGAAAAGGAAGAGCAGGAGAAAAAGAAGGAAAAAAAGCAGGAAAAAGAGCAGGAGAAGGAAAAAGAGAAGGAAGAAAAGGTAAAGGAAGAGAAGGAAGAGAAGGAAGAGAAGGAGAAACCGGAATCTTCTTCTGAAAAGCCCGATCCGATGGCCGCCATTCGAGCGAAGGTGGATAGAATTCGGGCAAAACATTCGAAGTAGAGAATGACAAAGAAATCCGAAATCAGAGAAAAATTGGGGACAATTGACCTTTCCGGGCATTTCGACAGACTCATTAAATTCAGAGTTCCGACGGGAATCCTTGCTTTTGATAGGGTTATCGGGGGCGGGATTCCCGCCGGGAAACTAACGGAGATTTATGGGGATTTTTCTTCTGGAAAGAGTCGAATTGCTTGCCATATTTTGGCCGAAACACAGAAACTAGACGGTATTGCTGTTCTTATCGACACGGAGAGGGCGCTTGATCGCGGGCTTGTTGATCTGACTGGATTAGATTTGGAGAATCTTCTTTATCCAAATCCTGATGAACAATTGAATTCTTTGGAAGATGTTTTCAGGATAATAGAGACAGCCGTTTTGACGATTCGAGATGAATATCCTGATAAATTATTGACGATTGTTTGGGACTCCGTCGCCGCGACGCCTGGAATTGAGGATTTAGAAAAAGAGATTGGGAGAAACGAGGCTTCTATGAGGAGGGCCAAGGTTATTTCTGATGGATTGAAAAAGGTTATGAATGTTGTCCACAAACACAAGATTTGCCTTGTTTTTATCAATCAGATTCGGGATAGAATTGGCATCATGTTTGGAGAAAACATCACGACCGTTGGAGGAAGAGCCCTAAAATTCTCGGCCTCCTTAAGGATTCATTGCAAAATAATTGGGAAAATAAGAGATGATGAGAAAACGAAAGAAGTTATTGGAATGAGGGGCCAATTTCTCGTTGGAAAAAGCCGTGTCAGCAAGCCCTTCCAGCTTGTCAATTTTGAAATGTTTGTTGATAGGCCCATCGATAGATTTTCTGGTCTTCTTGATTACATGGTCCGGCACGGCGAAATGGAGGGGAATAAAGGTTGGTATAATTTTCCGGGAGAAGAGAAAAAATTCAGAGCATCGGAATTTGCCGGCTTCTATGAGGAAAGGATGAGAAATGAACAAGATGGCCCTTCTGAGAAATCGGATAAGGAAGGAAGATAAAACCGTTATCAAAATCCTTGCCAAGGAATTAAATATTGATATTGAGGCCATGAAAAAGCCAATCCCTATAGGAAACATTCTGGATAATGAAAAAATTGTCCGGTTTCGTGTTAATAATGGGGATGAGGTTTGGCTTGCGGCAGATGATGCTGATATTGGAGATGACTATTTTGGAATTCCAGTCTTTCGGTTTTCGGATTGGGAGAAATTGAGGAAAATTTTAGTTGGGGCTTGATTCTTTGTGAGGGAAAATCGGGAATGAAATATCTCTTCATTGATGGAAATAATCTCGGATGGATGGCGTATTCTCGGGCGCCGCTTTTTCATCAAGGAGAAAGAACGGAGACGATTTTTCTTGGATTGAATATGATCCGGAATTATCTTTATAGATTTGAGCCAGATGATTGTTTCATTTTTTGGGATGGCGGGCTTGATCACAGTCGGATTTCAAAATATCCGGAATATAAGAAAAAGAAGAAGGAATTGACTGAAAAAGAGAAGAAGGAAAGAGATATTTTCTTTATTCAAATAAAAAAGCTAAAACAGTGTATTAGTGATTTGGGGTTGACGCAATTTCAATGCAAACAACGAGAGGCGGATGATGTTATTTATAGCCTTCTTGCCAATCGCCTTTTTTGGAAGCCAGAATACAATTCGGAGTTTATCGTCATTTCGACGGATAAAGATTTCTATCAATTATTTTTGGTTAGCGTTTTTGAAATTTCTATCTTTTCTCCAGTTAGAAATAAGCTCTTGGACCGCTCAGATATTGAATTGGAATTTGGATTCGATATTAGTCATTATATTAATTATAAAGCCCTTGTTGGAGACCCTTCGGATAATCTTCCAGGAATCAAAGGAATTGGACCAAAATGGGGCAAATGGCTTATAAAAAATGTTTTCAGTAAAGAGAAGAATCCGATTGTTTATTCGAAAGCGGAGCAAAATAAGATCGAGCTTCTTTATAATAATATCGAAAAATTTGATTTAATGCGAGAATTGATTCGTTTTCGTTTGGTTGAGCCAAATGAATTAAGAAATGGAAAAATAGAATCCTCGGCTGATTCTTTATCAAAGATTCAAGAGAATGGCATCCTTATTTGTAATAAATATGGATTCTCTTCTTTCATGGAAAAATATACAAAATTTATTTCTCCATTTGAGCAGCTTTGGATGAGGAGAAGGATCACTGACGGGGATGCGTCACGACACTCATCCCTTCCAGGGGAGGAGGAAGTGAGGACACGCAGAGGATCACTGACGGGG